GTCCCCTGTAGAGTTTGAACGGCGCTACGCGCAACGAGGGTCTTGAGTGTCTACGGAACCCTGGGCGTATCACTCGACCACCTGTTTCCGAATTTGAGTCGACCGAAGCCGCCGAGGACTACGACTGGTAGTTCCGGGCGAAGATCGAGCGCGCCGTGGCCGACACGCGGCCGACGATTTCGCACGACCAAGTGATGGCGCGCACACGCTGCGATCGAAGCCGCCGCGAAGCGATAGAAGCTCGCTGATGAACCAGGTCCAGAGCTGCAGGAACTGGAACTTAAGGTCCAGATTTCAGTACTGGCGGTTGTTCTGGTCAACTCCGGGGCGTTTTTTCCGTCGTTCCATCAAAGCTGTGGCGACTTGTCCAGGCTCCGAGAAATGTGCGGCGTATGTCCGCGGCAAATGGGGTGTATGCCTGCGGGAACGGGGGCATTTCCTGCGCGGCAATCAAGCGTCATTGTCCGGTCCGCTTCCTGTGGAGGGACCAGCAGTGATAGGCCGCCAGGGCGCACAGGAGCGTCAACACGGCCAATTTCGCATAATGTATAGAGGGTCGTTTATCACGACCGGTGAGAGGGCCGCCAGCAGCGCCTCATGCGCTCCTGTGTGGACGGCCAGGACCAGCAGCGCGACCACCGCGGCGGCCGCGCTTAGCCTGTCCAACACTGAACGCCACAATGCTCGCTCTGCTGGAGATGCAGCGCGTTCTGCATGAATTCGCGCCATCCATGCCCCGCCATCGAGCTTCGCCATCGCGCAAAGTTGCGCAATTCGTTCGTCGGAAAGCGGTTTGTCCTCATGGCGCGCTTTCCAAATCATCTGCCGGTTAACGCCCAACTTTTCTGCCAAAGCCATATCTGACGGGAGAGAGCAACTCTCTTTCACCTTGTCAAGTAGCTCGTCTGTAGCGCTCATGTGACCCTCAGGGTTGACATCGTGTGACCCGACGAGTTTACATGTGCTCGCGTTACCTCATTGGGTAACGCCGCGCACCCCCGGCTCCCCTCCGGGGTCCGCGTCAAGGGGCAGGGGAGGGGGCAGCATGGTGCATCCATATTCGTTTCTGGGACAGCTACAGGCGCTGCTGATCCTTGTGCCGATGTGCGTTCTGATCGGCCAAGGAATTGTCGGTCTCATCTTCTGGTTTCTTGATCGCAAGCACGACGCGATGGTCGCTCAGATCGAGCAAGCCGCATTGGTCGCAATCGCACATCGCGAGGTGCGCCGTGGCTGATCTGCTAGTCATCCTTTTCGTCATCGCCGTTGTTTGCCTCGTCCTCGCTCTTGTGCGTGAGGGCTATCGGGTCGCTTGTGGTGGCTGACGGCACCTGCTCATTTTGCGGCGACACCACTGCCTATTTTTTCCCAGGCGGGTTGTGCGTTGCATGCACCTCGAAGAACGCACGTATCCGCATGCAGGAACAGCCCACGCAATCGCGTGAGTTGTCCGCGTTCGATGCATCTGTTGGCGTCATGCAGGCTGCTACGCGCCGCACTGAAATTGCCGCAGAGAAGATCCAAAAGAACAAGCGTGTGGTCGGTACAAGCGTGCGTGAGTTCGACGCGGCGCATCCGATCGCATTGACCGCTGAGGGCCAGCGCGCAGCGCTGGCCCTTGGGCTTGTCCATTACAAAACAAGTGACACGCGGGCCTCTACGACAGGCACCGTGACCATCGAAATCGACCCGCTGCAAGCGCGGGCGCAACGGCTGCGTAAGTCCGTGATTACCGGAGCACGTCTGCATGACCAGGAAGCGAAAAAAGGCTCCTTCCGGGGTGCGTGGTATTTCCTCACGCTCACCTACCGTGATGGAAGCGACAGCAGCCCTCGTCACGTTAGCGAATTATTTAAACGCATGCGCGGCCACTTCAATCGCCTTAAATCTGGGCGCGCACGGTGGAACCGTGAAAGCTTTCGTTACGTATGGGTCGGAGAGCTTACCCAGCGATTCCGCCCGCACTACCACGTGATGCTGTGGGTTCCCACGGGCATGTATTTCGGCAAAGTCGATCAACGCGGTTGGTGGCCTCATGGCACATCCCAAATCAAGAAAGCCCGCAACTGCGTCGGCTATCTCGCGAAGTACGCAAGCAAGTTCACCGCCATTACAGCTGGAGCTTTTCCCAAAGGCTTCCGCACACATGGCATCGGTGGACTCGATACCGAATCCAAGCGCGAATTGCGCTGGTGGAAGGCCCCGAAAGACGCGCGTGAAGCTCTTGGCGGGGAAGCGGATATCCGCAAAGCAAAGGGCGGTTGGTTCGACAGGCTTACCGGAGAGTTCTGGCCTTCTCCGTGGAAAGTCACATTCATCTTTGGCCGGACATTCGCCTGGAAGGTAGTCCCACTATGAAAGTTCAGATCATGAGTTCCGCTGTCGCTGTCCGTTCGTTTCCGGCTCGCGATGGTAAGCCGGCCACGCACTTTCGCGAGCAGACCGCCGCCGTGTTGCGTGACGGCGATTTCCCGCTGCCGTTCACCATCAGTCTTGACGAAGATCAAGCGCCGTACGGCGAAGGCATTTACGTGATCGATCCCAAGTCGATGCAGAACAACAAATACGGTGGCCTTGAGTTTGGCCGTCGCATCCGGCTCATCCCGGATGCCACCGCCAAAGCCGTGCAGCCTGCGGCGCGGGTCGCCTAAGCCATGGCCGAGTCCCTGTTCTTGCAAGCCTGCATGCCGTCTAACATTGACAGTGCGGGCATGTGCACGGCCTCGGTGTGGATCGAAAAACCAGAGCCAGTGTTGCCACCGCTCACGCTGGCCGAAGGAACCCAAGTGGCGCTTGCAATTGCGTCGTGCTGGGCGCTTGGCGCTGTCTTTCGACAATACGCCAGGGCATCAAAAGAGCGGTTCTAACCATCCCATCATCCTGTGAGAGAGAAAAATCAATGAACGCAAATAACGTGCAGTCCGCCATCTTCCGCGCCAAGGCGAACGCCAAGGCATTCCGCAATCGCGCAGCTGGTGCCATCGGTACCGTGTCCTTGCTGCCGGCCCTTGCATTCGCGCAGGCCGCTGGTCCGGGTGAGGCCATCACCACCGAAATCACCTCCGGCAAGGCCACGGTGTCGTCAATTCTCGTGGTGCTGGCCGGTGTCCTCGGCCTGTTCCTGTTGTGGTCGATGATCAAGCGCGCCAAGTAATCGACCATGCCGGCGTTGCTGGCAGCGTTGGGGTTGGGTGCCTTCGCCGAAATCGTCGCGGGCATCCTTTCAGTCCTTGCCGCCATTCGGGGTGTCTACCTCGTGTGGTGGTTCATCAAAAAGGTTAGGTGAGGGGGCGGGAGACCGCCCCTTTCGCTTGAGGGGGAGGCATGGGGTATTTTGTCATCGTGGCCATTTTGGGGGCGTTGTGGCTTGCATTCGATACCTGATCATCTGTGCGCTTGGGCTGCTCGCATTTTCTAGTCAGCCTGCGTTCGCCGCCACCACTAAGCAGGAGGCGATGGCTCTATGCCAGGAATACGCAAGCCACTATCAGCAATCCGATACCTCGCTCAATTTTGGAGGTAAATGTGTTGACAAACCAAACGCGAATGGCGGTGGGCTTTATCAATGCCAATACAAGCGATATGCCTACTACAACGGCCCTGTAGGCGATGAAACCTGTGGTGACTATCCGTACGACAACAGCAATTCTTGCGGTACGGTTGCGCCTATATCAGGCGCGCAGTCGTGGCCCGGCAGTGGCGCTAGTGTCTGCAAAAACGGCTGTCAGTATTCGCCCACAAATGTTGCGGTCGGTATGACAGTCGGGGCGGCAGCAAAGATGTTCTCGCCAGGTGGTCTCACTCCCACGGGCCAAGAGTGCACCTCGACTGATTCGCAGCTCGATGCAACACCCAAAGAGCAGGAGTGCACCCCAGTGGACGGGCAGACTATCTGCGCCAAGTCCGATGGGCGCGTATGCGCAACTGCCAGCACAGGTAAGCAGCTGTGCTGGAAGCCCGGAGAGACCGGGAAGAAAACCGAGGGTGCCGAGCTCGCTGATAGGCAGGGTGGGACGCAGCACACAGCCCCTAATTTGCAGCTTCCAAGTGGCGACACCCTGGAAAAAAAAGGTGGACCAACGACCGTCACTAGCACCACCACTTCAGGGGGCACGTCTTCCACGGTGACTACAAACGTCACAACCTATAAGACCACCAACGGCACCGACGCCGGTTCAAAAAACGAAGGTGAGGGGGATGGAAAAGGTGAGGAGGGCGAGGGCAACGGTGCGTCCGGTGGTGGTGATTGCAAGACCGCACCCATTGTTACAGGTGACGCCGCATTGGGCATGATCGCCACGCAGGCATGGGCGACACGCTGCGCTGTGGAAGCCGGTAACGCGACAAAGGTGACTGGCGATATTGGGGATTGCAAAAGCGGGTTCACAGTCGAAGGTGATAACGCACAGGCGCATCAGCTACGCGCTATGCGTGCTGCACGCTGCGGTGATGGACCCGAGTGGGCAAAGCCCAAAAACGGCGAGGGCAGCAATGCTGATCCTCACGCGGGCGCTACCGATAAAGATGGCCCAGGGTCTTAGGTATCCCCACGTTTTTAAAGCACCAGCGTCATCTGCTCACGCACTGCTTCGGGCAGTGTACGT